TCAGGCTGGCGTGAAATCGACGTAATATTTTTCACCCACCTTGAACTTTCCAATCAGCATGGGGTTGGCGATGCTGATGACGCACGTTGCTGAGGGCGAATAGTGCGCATACGTGTTGTCTTCGTCACTTCCGTCCGCCGGATATGCAGTCGATTTGCTCACTGCATTGAAGTGCAACTGCTCGGTGGTACCGAACTGCTCGATCTTGCTGATCTGAAACTTTGCGCGCATTGTTGGCATGGTGATTCCTAAAATGATGATGTCAGCTTCTTAATCGCGGTGAGCTGGAAAAACCGGAAACTTGCAAAACTTGCCAACTTGCGCAATTTCGCAAACTGACCTTGAATGCTTGACTAAATACTCGCAGGCACAGCACTCAAAACGATTGCAGGCTGCGGGGTCGCAGGCGCTACAAAATGAGATGCACCACCTACCCGCACGCCAGCCCACATCAGCCAGGCGCGCCAAGCTGGCACGCCAGACGCGATAGAGGCTTCGCGCAGCACAGCGTCGGCAACGTCGCGCGCGACTTCGTGTGTCGTGTAAAGCCAGTCATGCACCACGGCGGCCTGGTGGGCGGTGTCGGCCGTCAGCAGGAATGCAATCGGTATTCTTGGCACCGAAGCAAAATCAGTGATGAAGCCGGCGGGCACAATGAACACGGTTCCGGCCACGTCAGATTTGTAGGCCAGCATGGACAGCACGCGCCAGGTGCCGCGCCCGTCGTTGCTCGAATCGTCAAGCTCTTCAACGCGCAGGGATGTCAGGAACTTGCTCACGGCTTGACCCCGGACGGAGTGAGCAACGTAGCAGCACCAGCGCCAGCCGCCGCGGCACCTACCCCACCGGATCCGATCAAGGCCGGTGCCAGCGGGGCCAGGATGACGGCCGTCGCCGCCTTGGCCGCGATTTCAGCATTTGCAATACCTGCGTTCGCCGCGATCTGCTGGCCAGCAAAGGCCGTGACCTGCTTTTCGCTCAGCGTGATGTCATATTTGTCGCCGTCCTTCACGACGTGCAGGTCAAGGCTGGCGCGCTCCTTACCGTCCTGAATCAGCACTTTGCAGCATACGGCGTTGCCAGGGCCGATAAGGAAAGGCTCGACGCTGTAGCTGGCATTACCCGCAAAATTGAGGCTTGCGCACCCGCTCAGCGCCAGCGCGCCCAGGCTAAGGATGGCCATAAGCAAAAGCGAAGCGCTCCCAGATTGCTTGTCGGGCGGCTGGGCCGAGTCTGCCGGCCGCATGTCGCGCAGCACCAGGCCAATCGTGCCAATCGCCATGGCGACATTGAATTTCAAGAAGTCCGGCCGGATCGCCGGGTCGAACCACGCCATGACAGCCCAGGTGACGTAACCGGCAACGCCGATCAGGATTTGAATTACTGTTTTGATGCTCATGATTGATCTCCGTGGTGAATGATTTCTATGCTTGAAAACTGGTAACCCTCGCGCCCGTAGCGCTGGGCCAACCAGACTGGTTCTGGCAAGGCATGCACGCCCTCGTCCTTGCCGATGTGATGCGCCTTGCAAAGCAGCCGGCCATTCACATTCATGTCGTCAACGAACGTGTAGGGGTCAGCCTCGTCAAAGCTGCCCCAGCCGAAGCTCGGGAAGTCCTTGCGAATCTGCGAACCAGGCGACCAGTCCACCATCTCGGCAAAGCTGCGTTCAATCGGGTAGTGGTGAGCCTCCAGCGGGTGGCCCGTTTCCTCGGCCGTGCAGCCGCACACCCAGCAGCGGCCGCCGTCACGCTCGAGCAAATGTTTTCGGCTGCGCTCGAACAGCGCCGTAGCTTTTCGTGGGTCGTGGCCAGGAATGAAAACGTCCACCTGGAACGTGTTCTTTTCTTCGTGGGTTTCGGTGACGCCAGTCATGACAGCACCTCTTTAGCTTTTGCGTAGAGTGCCAAGCGATCATCCATGCCGTTGTAGCCGCCGTTGATTCTCCGAGTGATGCCGGTGAAGTCGTTTTCGTCGGCCAGCTCGTTCAATCCGTGCGCTTTCCAAAACCAAGCCGCAGATCGAGCAGCCAGTGGCGATTGGCCGAGGGCAACAGGCTTGGCGATAAGGTCCACTCCAAGCGCTGATCCGCACGCCAGATAATTCGCCCGCCCAGTGAGCTGGATCAGGCCGCGCCCTCTGAATCGTGACCCGTCGCCAGGTTGCGTGTTGCCCAAATCGGCCCGGCCTTCATAGCGCCTCTGGGCGGTGGTTGGCCCCCAGATTTCCACGGTGTAATGCAGAAATCCAGACTCGTGCCCGATCTGCGCCAGGAACATCGCTTGACGCTGTGGCGTATCGATCTCGAATTCGGCCATGGCAGCGGTGATAGCCGGTAGCCATTCGGTAGCTCGGTCGATGCGCGCGCCGGTGGCAGTGGCGAGGTCTTGCGGCGTCATTTCGGCGCACCCCCATGCCAGGCGCCCCACATGATGGCGAAGGCACTCCCGGCGCCGAGAATCCATTTCAAAATGCGGCCAAGGACATTGATGAACCTGATCGCGCGGTGATACGTGTCCCAGGTTTCAAGAATTTCAGCGAGCTTCTTTTTTTGCTCGACGGTCAGTTCATTCATGCCATTCCTTTTTTAGGACGAAAAAAAGCCACCCGAAGGTGGCTGCGTGCTGGGTTGCATTGATTTACTGCGGGATGCCGGCGAGAATTTGCGCGATGCGGGCCTGTGAGGCCAAGATGCCAGCGCCCGGTGGTGTCGCGGTTGTCGGCTGCGCGAGATAAGCGATGGCGTTCTGAACCGAAATCAGATTTGGATCAGTCGGCTTGTCCAATTGCACCGAGAGTTGATACGTGGCCCAGAATTCCTTGACCATCGGATCGGTCGATGCCTTGATGGCGATGCGCTCGGCTGGCGTGAAAGACAGATAGAGGGTCATCGGCGTGAGCGTCGGCAACTGAACGACTGGCGCAACTGGGGCGACCACAACCGGATTCGTCCATACACCACCGGATAGCGTGGCCCCGTTCAATGTGCCGTCAGGCACTGTGATGAACTGGACTGCAATCGTTGGATGAAAGCTGGTCGCAGGGTTGTTCGTAGTAACGTCCACCGCGGTGTTGCTGATGTTTCGAGCGTAAGTTGTCATCTCTTCTCCTTACCATTCAACAATAACAAAACCGCCACCACCATTATTCGTACTGCCGTTACTTGTGCCACCGACGCCGACGGTAACGGTGTAAGGCGTTGATGGCGCTACGGTAAATACTCCATGGGCATAACCACCACCACCGCCGCCACGCGCGCCTGAGACTATATTTGTGCCGCCGCCGCCGCCTAATCCGCCGGGGCCACCTGGCTGAGTTTGCCAACCGCCGCCGCCGCCGCCGACGCCGCCTGGGCAAGATCCCGCTGAACTGGATATACCGCCACCGGCTCCTGGGCCACCGGCTCCAGTCTTTCCACCGCCACCTGTAAATCCATCAAACGGGAATCGCATCGGCATATTTAACTGGTTCATTGCACCTGTTGTTGTTGCATACGAACCTGAGCAATCTGGGCCTGGAATTGTTGTGGTTGCTGGTGAGAATGGCGAACCACCACCGCCAAGCCCACCGTCGCCACCTCCAACACCACCACCGCCGGCAGCCGTTGCGCCAGCGGTCCCGCCATTGCCGCCATTGCCAAGTTGTGAGCCTGCTGCACCACCGCCAGCGCCACCAGATGCAGAGGCGGCACCGCCAGTTCCACCGGCAGCTTGAAAATCACCGCCGGTTCCTGTTCCGCCAGCGCCACCCGATGAAACCAACCCAGCGCCGCCTCCAGTTGCGGAAAGTAACGCGCCGAAACTTGACGATCCGCCAGCACCACCACTGGCCCCAGCATATCCGCCGCCACCTGCGCCCCCTACCCGAACACGAATTTTTGTGACGTTGGCGGGCACAGTAAAAGTTCCGTTCGCAAGAAATACCTGCCAGACGCCATTGCTTCCAAAATCGGCCATGTACCCTGGCGGTACGTTTTTTGTCGGAAGTACACCGCTGATAGACAGCGAGTTGTTTACAGGTGGTTGTGTAGCTGCCTGTCCCATGATTAAGCCTCCATGCCGTGTGCGCGAACAGTGACGTTCGCAGTGTCAGATCGTGCCCAGACCTTCTCGCCATCGGTCAGGACCATTCCGGTGTCTTCGAGCACTCCGTTTGCAGCCAAAGTCACGTCGTAGTCGATGTAATCGGTGACGGCGGGAGAAGCGCCGGTGCCAATAGCAAGACGCACTTTCACGGCCGCTGCATTGCGATTTGCAAAGCGCACGTTGACCGTCGCCACCTTGAGCGCCGGCACGGTGTAGATCAGCGTGTCAGTAGCTGCCGTCAGATCGGCGGGAGTTCCAAGTTTTCCTGATGCCATTTAGAGTTGCCCCATGAAGTAGAGTTGAGTTGCTGGTGTGCCCATGGCCTGCGCTTGCGCGAGGGTCACTGCGTGTTGAGATTGGACGGCATTCCCGACCTGCACGGCGCCGCCAGTCGAGGCCAGCAGCACCCATGACGCAAGGCCGGCGTGGTACATCAACTCGACCTTGCCGGCGGCTGTAATCTCGCCACCTTGAAGCGCGACGTGCGCACTGCCGATGATCGGTTTGGTTGCGAGGCCGCTCGGGGCGAATGTGCTGGCGCCGGTGTTGGCACTGACCGCCTGGAACTCCAGCACCATGCCGTCGGTCAAAGTCGTGACTGCCGGGCTGTAGGCTGCCGCGTAGGCGTTGACTGCGCCGGTGTCCGCTGCGTAGGCCATGGCGTTGCTTTGTACCTGTTTCCCGATTGCATTCCCGGCGAACGGAAGCCAAAGCGTGCCAATGGATGATGGCGTGCTGTTGAAATCGGTCGTGTTGTTGGCGACCGCGCTGACATAGCTTGCTGTGCCCGAGTTGTTTTGCAGCACCATGCCGACCGGGTATCCCCCGATGAAGGCCGAAATCCCCGCGTCGAACGTGAACATGCCGCCAGCATTGACCCACGCCGTGTGCTGCGTGATCAGATTCAGGATGCCATTGAAATCAAGCCCTGACGGCGGCACGCCGCCAGAATAGATCGGCGTCATCGTCAACGGCGGGAAGCCGTCGTTCAACGACGCTAGACCGGGCGTAATTCCGATCTGCGAAGCCTGCGGGATCGTGTTTTTAGAGCCGTTTTTCGCGAACGGTTCCACGATGACCGTTGGCTTTACCAGTGGTGTTGTCATCTATTTTTCCTCAATATGCGGCGAACACGCCTTGTCCAAATGGTTGCCATGAGATTGCCTCGGTGAATCCGAAGTAGGGCTCGATGCTGAAAAGGCTGCTGCAATCAACGCCGGCCGGCGATGGCGTGACGTCGCTGTTCAACATGACGGCGAACTCATAGGGCTGCAGTGCAAACAGAAATTTGTATTGCATGTGCATGTTTCCGAGATTGACCGTGTAGGCATTTCCTCGCCCTGCAAACAGTGCCGTCAGCGCCTTATTGATGCCTGGCGCCGTGCAGGCGCTGATGTTGGTCATGGCCTTCACCAGCAACAGTGTTCGGTACTGGTCGTCCGTCAAATCCGTCAGCCCAGGAGCCACCATGACAGGATAAATCGCCGGGACGTTTATCTGTCTTGACACTCCGAGAATCCGGCCCCAGATGTCCAGCCCGAACCCTTGCGCGGTGTCGATGTTCCAGATTTGGCTGTAGAAATTTCCAAAGTCGGCCTGCGGATCAATGCTCTGATCAAACCCGCTGATGAGCTGGGTGATCGTCGGGCTGTTGGCATACTGGCTTACGACGGTCTGCGCGACGTTGTTCATACGAAGGTCACGCTGACATTGCCGGCCACGAGTGTCGGCGCTGCGTCGATGCCAACGCTCACGGAATTACCCGTTGGACTGGCCGACGTCCCGACAAAGATCGAAACTACGGCCAGCGCAGCAACGCCCCCAACTGCTGAGTAAAACCGGCTGGCGTAGATCACGGACCCGATGCGCGCGCGCTTGCCGCCATCTGATCCAACGAAGGCCCCCAATACTGCGGCCGTAATCAGCGCAGCAACACTGGCGTTTGTCAGTCCACTTTGATTCTGCACACTGATCGCGATGTAAATCGGCAATGCCGCGGGCGCTTGGTAGAGGACGGTATAAGTCGGGACCGGCGCGCTGTAGCCGGAGTTGTCTGAGACGACGACGCTCGTGTTCCCGTTGAAATTGCAGCCTTGTGAGGCCTTATTCCAGATCGCCAGCGCGACGGCGTTCGGATCACCCCCGGATGCTGCGACGTAAACCGAATGCGCGGCAAGTGTGACGGATCCTATCGTTACCGGGGAATCAGTCCTATTCTGAGCGCAGTAAACGTCGATGACGTTCGGCACGCTGAAAACGCTTGCGTAGATCGACGGCAGCGAGCCGACGGCATTCAGCGCCACCGACTGTTTGCGCCGGTACTCAAAATCAGCCCGGCTTTCAACCAGGGCCCCGGGCACGCCGTTACCTGGATTGTTGACCGTGTTCCAGCCGGGTATCGCCTGATAGATTTTGGTGAGCGTGCCGGCTGGGCATGGCGTCGGGCCGCTTACCGTGCATGCGAATGGCAGGGAGATCGTGCCCGTGATGGAGATGGTGCCGCCAGCCGTGGCGATGTAGCGGTTGCCCGCCGTGTCCTGCGCCTGGGCCCCGACCGGGATAACGGTGCCGACTGCGCCAACGCAATCGCACTGCACCGCCGTGGGGATGGCTGGATTGCGGCTCAGGAAGTAGATGCGCCCGATGGCGTCCTGCATGGAGCCGCTGGCCGTTGCAGGGTCGATCTGGTTGACGTACTGCGCGAATAGGTTGTTTTTGTCGCCGATGATCGCGGTCAGGCTCGATGCAAGCTGGCCCTGCGGCGTGTTCAGTGCCGGGTTGACGCCACCGCCGAATGCGGTGCTGATGTCGGCTTGCACACCCGCAAGAATATCGGACTCCAGGGGAAGCACAAGGCCGGTTGTCGTGAATTGGACGTCGGGGACACTCGTTGTTGTCATTCAATCAATCCTCAAAAGCTAACGTGATGGGTCGCGCCAACGGAATCCAGGAACTGCACTTGGCCGGTGATCGTGCGGCTGTTGAGGGCACTGATAACCACCTGCGCCGACACAACGCCTGGCACCGTGAGCGCCGCCTCGATCAGCCGAGCGCGCACCAAGGGCAGCGGTGGCCATTGGCCCAAGATTTCGGAAAAGTACGGCACGCCCTGGTTGGTGTCGTACCAAAGCTCGCCCGCGAACAGGCGACAAGCGCAAGCCACGTCCTGGGCAATTGCATAGGGTTCGGTGGCCGCCGCGATGTTGCCGGCGCTGTCCAGCACCAAATCCCACGCCGTGCGGTCTAAAAGAAGGCTCTTCATCAGGATGGCGCTCCAGTGGTTCCAGGGCCAGTCTGAACTCCACCGTGTGTGTGGCCGATGCCAGATTTGCCGCCGAACACCACATTGGTCGAGCCCGTGACAATCGGTGCCGTCACGCTTGTAGCCGCAGCGACGGTGCTGGTCGCCGACACCGGGCCGTTCAGTGTGATCGCCGCAGAATTCACCACGAATTCAGCCGATGCGTCCATTTCGATGTTGGGCGCGGTGCACGTGATTTTTGACGGCGACACGACGTTGATGCCGGTCGATGTGAATTGGATGTACTGCACCGGGGTGCCGTTCAGCACGCCGCCGATGTAGATGCCGTCCGACATGGAAAATTGCGCGCCAGAGCCGGGGTTCGCCTGCGCCTTGGTGTTCTTGACGGTCGAGATGTCGCGGCTGGCAAACACAGCAATGCCAATGTCGCCCATCTTCGGGTCAATGATGATAGCGTCGGTGCCGCCCTGGATGCGAAAGTACGGCAAGCGGTGCAGTACGCCCTGCGGCATGGAATTGTTCGCGCCGTCCACCTGGTTGACCAGCGGCTGCACATCCACGAAACCAACCGGCGACAGGCCGCCCGAGTTCGTGACGGCGACGATCTGCACCAGGGTGCAGGTGTTTACGCGGGATAGTATCTGACGAATCAGAAACGATTGCGCGCCAAAGTCTCCCGCTTCGTCGCCAGGCTGTTGATAGCCTGTGTAGCCTAAGTTATTGGGCATCATCCATCCTGTAGCAGGCCACTTGCGTGAACCAATGGCCGTTCGGTGTTTCACTCTCCAGCATGTGGGCGATGCTGAAAACATTCCATATTCCGCAGGCCACCGTCAAATCACTGGAGACATCCAGCCTTCGACCCAGAGCAATATCCGGATTGAAGAGCGTCGTCAGGACGATGCCTTGGCTTGAAAACGAGGGGTAGCCGATCATTCCGGTGGCTGGCGACACCTTGATGGGCTCGCCAGGCCTGTATCCAGTGCGCGGCCATATGGCCAACATGCCGCGGTCAACGGTGTAGTTGATTTGAGCCGCTTGGGCGCACTCTCTGACCTGCATCATTGCCGTTCCGCTGAACGTGCGGTCTTGCAGGATGACAGACACGCCGTTATTTTCAAATGCGAACCCCATGGTATTGGCCAGGTCGGACATAATGACCGCCGCATCGACGCTGCCCGCATGATCTTTCGCTGGCACCGACCTAACCGACTCGAAAGCCGCAGCCAGTGCAACAACGTTGAACACTACCTCTGGTGCTCCGTTGAAGTCGCCAAAAGCTGAATTAATGGTCCCCTCATAGACCGTCGCCATGGCGCCACCTTCTTCACCTGCCGTGAGGGTTATCCGGTTATTCCGACGCTGCCGCATGATGGGGCCAATGGTCGTCAGTTGGTTGATCAGCGCCAACGGCATGCCAAAGACGCGAAGCTGGAGCGCACCTTGGGCATCTCCGGTATAGGCCACATAGGAAGCCGAGACGCGAAGCCCTGACAACGTGACATCTGCGCCTTTGTCTGCACCAAATTGTCCCGTGCCGAGATTGATCGTCACGTCGATTTTTCGTTTTGCGTAGGTGGTCATAAAAGGTCTGCCGCCTCCAGGTACACCAGCGCGAACCGCGCTCCCAGGCCCGTGTAATCCGGCTCGCTGTAGCCCTGCGTATCCACGAATGCCAGATCGCCGATGAACCCGCGATAGGCCAGGCGCACCAGCTTCGTTCGGTCGCGGCACAGCACCGTGGAGATCACTGGAATGTTGCTGATCGACAGATCAAGGTAAAGGCCAGTCGATTTCTGATAAACGCTGATCTGGCAGTTCTGGCTGCCGAGCAGCACACTTAGGGTCTGCGACGGCACGGCTTGCATGGGTATCGTTTTCATTGGAAGCTCGCCCGCGAGATCAGCGCCCCCATGCTGGGCAGCGCCACCGAGTTTATGATGGATTGCGTGACAGGAGTTACCTGAACTTGACCATCGCTGACCGGATCAGCCCCGCTGGGCTGGCTGGGTGTGGCCTTTGAGAATGTCGAGCCTCCGGTCATCCGCACCTCGATAAACCACAGATCCACGGTCAGCATGCTGACGCCGTTCTTCGACTCGCGCCGGTAGCTGTAGTTTTGCAGCGACGCATTCAGGTACGTTGCTTCCGGCGTCACCACCGTAAACAGGTCAATCGCCTTCAACATGGCATCGATCTGCGCAAGAAACGCCGTGCGTGAGGCCTTGTCACCGCCAAGCGCCATCTTCACTCGGCAGTCGTATGGAGTGCCGACCTTGTTGTAGGCGGCAAACGCCCCAGCCTCCATGTGGTAGTTTGAGACGCGGGACTCGTTTTTGTAGTCGATGTCAAGAAAAGAATCAGGCGTCAGCGCCTCATTGCCAGACTGGTCGAAGATGCCCCACACTACCCGGCCAAAGATGGACTCTGCGGCACCACCCAGTGCCATGTTGAGCAGCGCTCCAGGCGTCGGCACGGTGATGCTGCGGAATATCGCAGGCACGCCGGGCACGTTCGGCACATTGGGGTACGGGATCAAGCTCATTGAAGTCCTGTATTGGTTTGCGCAGCGAATGCCACTTTGCCGAGTTGCTGACCAAGGTCGCGCGCGATGCCTTTGGCGTCTGTGGCCTGAGACATGATGGTGATTGGGCCGTTGATATTGGTTTCGCTGGTTGAGGAATTGCTGCTGCTTGTCACCGACCGCGCCGGGGCCTGTGCCTGTACTGCGTTCACCATGTTCACCGTATTGATGGCGCCGGTCGTATTGGCTGTCCGGTTGTCGTTGGACGTGTTTGAATTGTTGGTGGTTCGAGTGTCTCCGTGCCAATAGTTTGCAGTACGGTTGTCGTTGGCGACGTCGCCAGCATTGTTCGTAACGGGGCCATCGGCGCGCGCAAGTGTGGCGCTGTTGGCCGGGGCCGTAATCTCGGAATACACCCTGGTCGCGTTTTCCTTGCGCTTGTCGATGTTCGCCTCAGCAACGCCAGGACGCTCGTATTCCTGAGCGTGAATCTGTGCCGCCTGTTCTGGCGTCTTCGCTTGCCGAAGCAGGTCGCCGGAGCGCTTTTCTGTGTTGCGCAACTCCCAGAGCATGAAATCGGTCTGCTCTTCGAAAGTAGATTTATCTAGGCCGTGGCCATAACGCTTCTCGAATCCCTGCTTTCGATCTTTGCTGAGCCACTGAGCAATGCCGGTTGCGCCGATGGCATTTACCGTCTTCGGGTCGAAGGTGCTGTTTTCCTGTTTCAGGCTGCCAATGATCCCGGCTGACTGAGCATCCGTGTAGCCATCGTTTTTTAATGCGGACGCCAAGTAGTTTTGACGATTGATCGTCTTATCCGAAGTCGTACCGTCCGTTACTTTTCCCGATGCGGACCGTCCAGAGCTTCCGCCGCTACGACGCTTGGCGAGTTCTTCATCTTCGCCTGCATTCAGATCATCGGTATGGAAAAGCAAAGCAGCACCAACACCAAGTTTGGCAGCTATCCCAACCAGCCTACCCAGCACCGACAGCGCACCGGCGCCAGCCACGCCTCCGACAGCGCCCATGCTGGTGGCCAAAGTCGCCAGAGCCGCAGCCAGCGACAGTATCGGGCTGACAATCGAAAGCACTTCAAGTGCGATCAGCGCGATAAGCACGTTCTTCCATCCACCTACCGACTGGGCCGCATCGTCAGCCCACTTGACGAACCGCTCAATCGCCGCTGACGCTTTGTTCGCCCATTCCTCGATGTCGCCACGGTGCTGGTCAAGCCAATTGGCGAACCGGTCAAACTGCGGCATCAGGCTTGTGAGAATCTTGACGCCGACGGCCTCAAAGTTGTTCTTCAGCGTGTCCAGCTTTTTGCGGAAGGACTCCATGGGGATGGATGCCTTGGCCTGCTCGTCGGCGAGTCGGGATTGCGCTTGGCGTGCCGCCTCCAGCATGTCGGGCGTCTTCTTTAGCAGGTTGAACGAGTCATCATTGATGCCCAGCTTAAGGGACATCGATGACGCAAGAATCGGGTCTTTTTTGTACAGCTCGCTGACAATCTTTGACTTGGCCATCAGGGCTGTTTTAACGTCCTTCCTGAGATCGTCAGGGTTGCCACCCAAGCGGTAAAACCATTGGGCGGTGTCGGGACTCTGCCCCATCTTGATGTTCGCAATCTCGTCGGCCTGCGCCTTGAGTTGCGCCGTCATCCCCTCAGCCGATCCGCCCGCGTTCTTATTCGCGAGTTGCCACATCGCCAAATCCTTGGCGCTCATGTCCAGATTTTCCGACATGCGCCCCAGACTAGCGGCAGAGGTGATCGTGCCCTCCACGAAGTTCTTGATGCCAACGCCCGCTGTGAATACTGCCAGCAGGCCCAGCGCCTCGTTGCGCAGCTTGCCGAAGAACTGGGCGGCCTGCTTCCCGCGAGCCTCCATGTCTTTGGCCACGCGCGCGGCTTCGTCACCGGTGTCTTTCAGCGACTTGGTTGCCTGCTTAGAACCCGTGGTGTAGCCCTTGGCGTCCAGGCCAAGGGTCACTATGAGCGCATCGATTATCGTAGCCACGGCATCACCTTTGTTCGTTCATCACGTTGTTGTTGTAGGCGTCAACCGCCATGATTTCCATCAGGTCGTACAGGTCCTGCGATCCGTACACCGTCTGTAGCTCGTGCAGCGTGGCCAGTCGGCGCGAGACCACCCGGCCAATTGCGCCTGGCATGTTGGCGTAATCGATCAGGCGGGAATTCTGCTGGCCGACCCCGACTCCGAAGTCGATGGGGCGGCGCTGGTAAAAAAACTAATGTGCAGGTTGAACACCTCTTTGCGCAAGGTCAGCAACGTGGCAACTTCCTCGATGTCGTCATCGATCAGGGCCCGAGTCACTTTCGGGCTGGGCTGGATTTGCACGCAACCCAGCATCTCGGCGAGCAGCGGCTTGGCGGCGTCAAATGAAATCTTTGTCAGCGATGCAATGCCCAGCGCGGCCACGCCGGCAAGTCCAGCCTGGGCGATGTTCGCGGGGATTTCCACCCCAGAATTCATCATGGCGAACAGTGCGCGACCTGCCCATTCTTCGGCGGCCATGGCGCTCAATTCCGTGATGACAAAGGTTTTTCCGAAGTCTCGCCCCTGTGCGTCGATCTGGACCGTAGCTTGTTTTCGTGCCATTCAAATCTCCTGATTCCCGGTAAATGAATTGCACGGACCAGCCCAACGGGAGAGGGCATTGGGACGCAGGTTGCCTCCTGTGGCCCGTGCAAAGCGGTCAGACGAAGGCCGGGGCCACCGATTCCCAACTGATCTTGTATTCCACCGCCTGGAGCACCTTCTTCACATCGGGTGCGGCCTTGGCGCCGGTAAGCACGCCGCGCGTCATGATGTACTTGCGTCCGATGGCAGGCAGGAAGATGCTGGCGTTGGCGACAAATATCTCGCGTGCCGTGTTGCAGGCGGCCAGCCACGTCTCGAAGATGGCCAGACTTGGCGAATCCGGCATGATGTTGATCGTCTGGATGGTGATGAACGGCACGTAGCCTGCCGACATCCTGCCGTCCACGCCAATGACAGTCTCCGCCGGATCAACGGCATCAAAGGCAAAAGCGGCGTCAGCGGCATAGCCCTGGAGTTGCTGCGCGACAGGGAAGACCCCGGCGACAGCCAGCAGGAATATGGAATTGGCCGCGGTGATGGTGTTGTTATTTGCCATTTTTGATGCTCCTTATTGGACGTCGAGGGATGCGAGATTGATTTTTTGAATCGATCCGCCGTCCATGTACCAGAAGGTGCACGGCGGGGATTGGCGCAGGCCTCGCACCTGGGCGCTGGCTGGCAGCACTTGCAGGTAGTAGCCTTGATTGGTCAGCGACTGATCAATCGGCACGCCGGCCGCCATGTTCACAGACGCGGCCTGTTGAGCCGATAGCGGCACGCCGGCGCGGATTGATCCGAAGTTCACACCCTGGTTGATTGGGTCCTGGCACGCGGCAGTGATCATTCCGTAGCCCAGTGCGTTGTATGGCAGCGACTTGGATGCGCTGAGCAGTGTCATCAGCGCAAGCTGGAACTGGCTGTTCAGGTAGATCTGATTGATGTAGCTGTCGATCCACGTCCACACACCCGGGGTCGAGCCGGGTTGCAGGAAGGTGAATGCCTGATTTGCCGTGGCATACGAGCCGTAGAAGTTGTAGCCGTTGGCGATCAGGTTTGCGGCAATGGTTGGGTCGGACACGTCGGCGCTCAGGCCGGACTGACCCTTGAAGGCATAGGTGACGCGGCCATTGCGCTGAGTGAAGTCAATCGATGCCGTCATGCCGCAGATGAATGCAGCCTTGTCGGCTGTTGGATAGACCAAAATCACTCCGGTGTAATTTGCAGCGAGGCACATCGGCCCGACTGACGTGGTGTTGCCCGACTGAGTGACAGTCACATCGGAGTCCCAGCACACGTAAGCGTAGCGCTGATTTTGCGAATTTGCCCACTGAGCGAACAACATGCAATCAGCTGTCGCAGGTTCCCACACGGTCATGAAGCACGCCCAGTTCTGGGTGACGTTGGCCACGGCGTTCATGAAGGTGGATTGCACGGCAGCAATCGCTCCTTGTGAGGTCACGCCGCCTGCGGCAGTGCTGAGCCCCAGGTAAGTTGCGGCAGCGCCCGTGACGGCGGTGATCGTTGAGGCTGCACCAGTCGTTCCGGATGTGATCACGAATGCCGATCGCAGGCTGTCGTATGTCACCGTCGCGGAAAGTGCCGTGGTCAGCAATGCAGCCGCGCTGGAGAAGCTGGTCGCTGCGGACAGGTTGACCGTGGCGAAGGACTTGACAACGCCGTCTATGGTCACGGACAGATCGGGCGAGCCGGTCACGCTGGTGCTGGCTGCAGTTTGAGAAGCGCTCACCGTGTAAGTTCCGATGCTGCCAGTGGTGCCGGTCAACTGCGCAACGATGCGCGTGCCAGCCGTCACGCCAGCGCCCGTCAGCACCTGGCCGGCAACCAAGGCTCCAGAGGTCACGGCCGTGACGGTCAGCACCGTGGTGGCAATTGAGCCAGTGACCACGCCAGGGATGATGGCCTTGAGCTGCGCCAGTGTCATGGATGACAGGCCGGCGCCGCGCGAGTAAGCCGCTACCGGCGCAACTGGATACTGCGCGAAGAACAGATTTCCGGGCTTGATGTTGGATCCGTCGAAGCCACTGAAATAGACGGCAGCCAGCAGCGCCTCGGGAGCGGTCGCGCCAAACCAGTTGGCCACACTCAGGGCGGTGGGAAATGGCTGCACCGTTCCGATCGGAATGGATGCGTCGTTTGTGAGGAAGATGGAATTCAGCGACAGCGGGGAGCCACCAGTCCCGACAACGCCGGGTTGGACACTGACAAGCTGGCTTGCGGGGATTGATGCCATTTTGATTTACCTTTTAAGGACGAAAAAAAGCCACTCGAAAGTGGCGGGAGAACTTTGAGAAAACTAGCTATGCTGGATAGCTGGAATAAACATCGACAAGGCCGACCGTGGCCGCGTCAAAGAACTGCATCTGGGTCGATGTGACCGGGTTGTATTGCAGGAGCGCCGTCACCGCCCAGCGCTGTTCATATTGCTGTTCGCCGTCAATCAGCGGCAGCATCTTTGGATCGTCAGCACTCAGCGGCTGAACGTTCGGAGCCATGGCCAGGCAGGCATATTCGTCGCGCAGCATCGTGGACAACATCACCGCCCAGTCGCTCGACAGCGGGCCGTAGCAGTCAATCTGCACCGTGTACTGAGTGGACTGCTGCGCTGTCTTGCTGCCCGTCGTTGGCGTCGGGTCTGCGAAGTTATCCACGTTGGTGGACAGTCGGTTTTGATAGAGCGCCGTCATGGCGATAAAGCTGCCCAGCGGCATCGGCACGCCGTTGCCCAGGCCCTGCACTACTTCGCAGGTAATCAAGCCCAGGATAAAGGCGCGCAGAGCCGTGAACAGATCGGCCTGTGTCGGGGATACGGTTGCGGTCATGGCGTTGTCACCGTCGATTGCAGGCAGACGATGGCGCTGCACCAATCAGGCCAAACCTCTTTGCTCACCACTACGCGCCAGTCCTGCACTGCGGCGCCCGGCGTCTGCGCGAACTTCATGATGTCGCCGCCCTTTTGGTCAGCACGCACCACGCCCGCCCAGTTCCCGCGAAGGTAGACGGTGCGCAAGACGCCCTGAATGTTCAGGCTGTCGGTGTGCATCAAGTCCTTGCCAGACACGCCCTGCACCTGGATCTGTCCAGTGAAGGTCAGATATGCCGGAGTTTGCTTTCCGGTGGCGTCGGTCGTGTAGCCGTTGCTGCGCAACAGGGTGGAGCTGATGTCCGGGTTTACGCTGGTGATCGCGGCGCGAACGATTCCATGTAAATTCATGATTCGCCCTCGATGTCAAAGCCAGGAGCCCGCTGCATTTGGCCAGTGTCGATTAGCGGTTTGTCGAAGCCTTTTGCCATGATGGTCGATTGCGCGTTGCCCGGAGACTGGAATTCGACAACGGCCTGCGTGAGTTGATCTTTGATTCCGGTGCCCACAAGGCTGAGCGCTGCGGTCGTATCGTTGCCGTTCGCCACCAACGCCTTGCCAAGAGCCCCGCCCCACCGCCCAGACTTGGCCGCGATCATCTCTCGGAAGAATGGCCGAGGCGGCGCCTTGACGGTCCCGTACTCATTCCAGAAGGCGACCTGTGCGACAGGCGTGCCGTCTGGGTACTTTTCAGATTCCAGAAAACCCACGCGCAGAGTCTTGCCGTCTGCCAGCTTTTTGGCCGTATCTCGCAGGATCGCTTCCAGTTTGGCACCGCCGCTGAACCCGGAAGCCATCAAACCCTCCCCACGTATTGCATCATGCGGTAGCGCCCTGTGGCCGCCCAAAACGCAGCGCCGTACTGGGTCTGCTGGAAATAAGCTTGCGTGCCATTCGCTGGGGCTGCATATTCAGCCGAGACTGACACACTACCCTCACTCGCTGAGTTGATGCGCCCTACCATGCCCTGAGCACCGTTACCGCTCACGCCCGAGCCGTTCAAGGCGGCGACGTGCGCGGTCAGCATGTTCAGAAGCACGGCACGCTGGCCAACATCCGAAACCCGGCTAGCATCCGTGTTGTCCAGATACATCGTGGCCTCTGAAAAGTACGCGCCAAGCACCCCGGCATTCACCGTGGAAAACTCGGGGTACCGCGCGACGAACGCGGTGGGATCAAAGGTCACGATGGCCATTACTTGACTTCAGTCAGTCCGGCAGGCTTGTCGTCTGGGTTCAAGCCCTCGAAGCCGGTCTTTTGCTTGGCGCGATCTTTGGCTTGCGCTTTGACATTGACTTCTTTCTCATGCGCAAACAAGTGCCCTTCTTTGACGAAGTGCAGTTCTTTGTTCTTCTCCATCCAGGCATCAAACAACTCTTTGTCGACGTTCTCGGTGATGCCGTGGCCACCGATGATGACGGACGAGTTGGCGCCCTTGAGCGTCACGCGCTTGTCGCCCATCTCAATAATCAAACCGTTGGGCAGTTTGCAGCCCACTGTTACTGTTGCCATTTGTGAATCTCCAATAAAGAAGGCCCCACCGGAGCGGGCCTTGGTTGCATTTGCTGATTACGCGCCAATCAGCGAGGCGATAGCGAAGGGACGGAAGATCACGGATCCAAACGTACCTTGGCTTTTCTTCTGCAAAAAGCTGGATGTGTCGCGCACGATGGCGTGAGCGCGCATTTTCTCGGTGAAAGCGCAAGTGCCGGTTTCCTGGCCCTCGATGTCTTCCGCGATCATCTGCACGAGCTGGCCGGACACGGTGGCGTATTCCGGTGCCGTCTCGAAGCGAATGTTCGGAAAGTTTTTCTTCACCTGGTCGTACACATTGACGTTGTACTGGTTAGTCTTGTTCAGAGCAACCGACAACGTGGGCGACATGGCCAGAACTAACTTGGCATCCTGGTCAATGGTGCCGTTGGACTGCGTTTGCAGTTGCACGAAGATGCGGCGGATGTCTTCATAGATCACGTCAGCCGTTGCGGTTGACCAGACGGCGCCAGCCGGGGCAATGGACGCCACCAGCGCGGGGTCGTTGAGCAGACCATAATTTTTCAGGCCTGACACGCCGAAGAAATACGTCTGGTTCTGGTACTTGTTCAGCAACAGAGCCCCGGCGATGTTCAGGCGTGATGCCCAGTCGATCTTGGCAAGGCCAGCCATTTCAAGTTCTTTCTCTCCCCATTTGGTGATGGTTTGATAGTGGTAGCTCTCGCGCTGGTTGAAGTTGGCATTCACGCCGACAGAGCCGTTCTGATTGAAGTCGCCATAGCTGGAGACTTCACCGGTCGATTCAATCGCCGGGAAAACGGCGGTCGTGGTTGTCCAGTCGCCCTTTTTGGCTTCGCCCAAGATCACGGCGGCCTTCATGGGGGCTACCAGTACTTCAACAACCTTCGGGTCAATGTAGTTGCTCAGGTAGGCTGGGATGCCCGCGCTGGACACGGTAATCAGGCCGGGCTGCGCGTCCATGGCTAGGGCGAAGTTTTGACTGACGCCTTCGGGCAGGAAGTCCATGGCGCCAGGGAAGTGGATGCCAGCTTGCGCGGCGAGTTGGGCAAATTTTTGCTTGTTCATGGTGTTTAGCCTTGGATGGTGATTTTTGCCAGTTCGCCAGCTGCGGCGGTAGAGGCAACGATGAAGTTGGTTTCAACGGCGGTGGTTGCGGTCACGGTGATGCCGTTGGTGGTAGCCGTGGCAGCTGCGCTCATGGTGTAGGTGCCAGCGCCACCAGTACCGGTGCCAAGTGCACTGATGTAAGCGCCAGCAGCAATGCCAGCGCCAGATACAGGCTGACCGACCACGATAGGCAGGCCGGTATTAGCCGTCACCGTCAAAGTCGTGTTGGTCGCGATGTTGGCCGTGATCAGCGCGTTGGTTGGAGGCGTGGCAGTTGCTGCCGAGTAGGCAGTACCGTCAGCGTAGTAGGCGTAAACCTTCTGCCCAATGGTTGCGCCTCCCGCGAACTTGTCCCAAAAGTCGCCAGCCGTGTAAAGCGTGAGCGGCAGGCCGGCGGGAATAGCCAGGCCTGACTCGCCCAGGAAGGCGGTAATCAGGGCGTTCATCTCACGGTGGACAAAGCCGATTTTGCAGGCAGCGGCCCATGCGCTGGTGGCGACGCCAGCGGCGGTTGCCCAGGCGAAGTTACCGACAACGACGCCAGCGGCGCCAGTGACCAGACCACCAGGGCCCGCCAGCATGGTTACGCGCGGGTTGGCCGACGCGAAATCACCCTCAACCGCTGGCGCGGGCTGGGTGTTGACTTGTGCTTGAAAAGACATGGTGTCTCCTTATTTGTTGAAACGTGCCAATTGGGGGAACTGCTCCGTCACCTTCGCGGCGGCAGCAGCGTCTTGGGCGAAGGCGGGCACAGCGGCTTTGGGCGCGCAGGCCATCTTGACCAGCGAGCGGTAGGCGGACGGGTGAACACCTACAACGTCAACCTTGGCATGATCCAGGGCGAACTTGTAGACAGCCTCGGCGCTGTCCAGGGCGACTTCACCAACCATGGGAGCGACTTCCTTGCGGGCGACGTGCAGGGCTTCCATGTCAGCGCGCACCTTCTTGGTCGCAGCTTCAACGGCAACGGCAATGGCGCTGTCCATGGCAGCTTTGGTCACTTCGGGCTTGGCTGGCAAGTCCTTGGCCTTCCCGTCAGGATCCGCTCCGGTGGAGTCGTCAGCGGCAGCGACAACTTTCTTGCGGCGCTTGCCGGCGTTGTCGGGATCGTCCTCATAGAGGTCGTCGTCGGACTCATCCTCGGCGACTGCCTTTTCCTTGTCGTCTTCCTTCTCTGCATCCATGGCGAGACGCGCCAGCAGCTTGTCCAGAAGGGACAAATCTGCGTCCTGCGCAATCAAGCCATCCAACGCCTTACGCGCGTCAGTTTTCGCGGCTATAAGCCGTTGACCTTTTTTCATCGTTTTTCCTTTAAAAGGGTTTGAATCACCAACTACGACATCAGGCCCCGCCCTCCCAACGTCCACCAGGGCTACGTGATTGCCCACGATGTTTCTCATCACGCCGTCATACTCAGTGCCCTCGTAGACGCCGGGCGTCATGTCGGGGGTGTATCGGTAGGCGCTACTCAATTCGGCTTGGTCTTTACTTTCAATTCCAGCGATGGCAGGCGCATCCCAGACCGACAGGGACACGCTCAGATATGGCGCGTTGAATTCCACGTCGCTGCCAGTCGATCCAACCACAAGGTCCTTGCGCGGCTCTTCGGCGCTGACCGGGACGTGTTGTATCAGCAGTGGTAAATTGCGAAAAGTCGGTGCGGCGCGCTCGAGCTCTTGCGGGTCGCGCAGTAGCATGTAGACCTTGCCGGCGTCCAGGCCCAACGTGTCGGCACCAGGAATCTCGCTGCCCATGTACGGGCACACCATAGCCTTACTGATGTTCGACAGGTCAACGTGCAGTCGGCCATCGACGTCGAAGTGCCTGACGCTCTTGTCAAAGGCGAATTCTGTTTTGGTCATAAAAAAAGCCAGCGGTAAGGCTGGCTTGTGTGGTTTTCGTGGGGCTCAATCTTCAAAGCCTTGGATCACGGCGCGCGATGTGCACCGGCAATTTATGGCAACGCCAGGAAGAAGCCACTCACCATCGATCAGCATCCCTTTGTCCAGATCGAACGGCTTTCCGTTGGCGGCAACATGCGACGGCCGGGGCTCTTTGCCCGCCCCGCTGTGCTGCCAAATGGCTGTCGTGATGCCAAGCTCCCGGCGCCGCACGTTCTCGATCACCGCCTTGGCCTTGCTGCTCTGGTCGCGCGCAATGAACGCCGCGCGCCTGTGCGTGACGCCATACCTCTCTTGCAGCGTGTTGGTCAGCTTTTTCAGGTCGTAGCCACCGCTCACAGCACGCCACACGTCGCCCTGCACGCTTTGCAGATAATTTTCCGGGATGCTCTTGATCAGCGCCACGTTTTCCTGCAATACAGCTTGATAACCCTCACGTGCGGCCTGTGTCATTTGAAACTTGACGGTGAAGCCCGCGGTCTTCAGTGAAGCCATGAACGCAGCGTCCGTGTGTGCCGTGGCTCCGTTCACGAACACCTCGGCAAGCTCGGGGCCCAGATCATCGAACCGGCGCGTCCAGTGCCGCCCAAGCCGTTCCATCGTGCGGCGCAGGTCAAGGATTGGCACCCGGTCGCCTTCTCGGTCTTGTGCGATGCTGGCTAACGGTGGTGCCTTGCGCCATGCAGCGCGAGTCCAGTAGATCACCGACCGACTCATTTCCTCGATCAAGGACTGTAGCTTCTTGCGATAGGCGGCTTCGATGCCGGCGTTGGGCTGGATGGCTGACAGCTTGATCGCCTTTTTTGTGGGCGCAACGAGGTTACGGTGCGTCATCCAATTCCCCGGCCGGCGCGTCAGGATCGCCCTGCACCACCGGCAAGTCTTCAGCCTCCAGCGATGTGTAACCAGACAGCGGGTCAGCGGCCAACCTGGTGCGCTCTTCCAGCGGCGCGATCACGCCCGCCGTGATGTAGGCCACGGCAGCGTCGGCGTCCGACTTGCGAATGGCCGCCAATTCCGTTCCGTTCATTTGCTCCAGAGGCTCGAACTCAAACCCGATGGCGTCGTCAATCTTGCCGAACTGGTCGAGCTGGATGATGTCGATCACCTTCTTCAGATGTTCGGAGAACAGGTTTGCCTGCATCGATGCCACGAAGTCATACCAGCACGACATCTCACCTTCGCTCGATGCATTCAATCCACTTGGCGTGATTCCAAGCAGCTTGACCAACGGCATGTGGCTGGGCGCGGCCATGTGTTCCTGGCTCTGCGCTTGCAGCTTGTCCAGGCTCGACAGCGGTGTGCTGAACTGGAAGAATTCTTCTGAATCCTTGTCCAGAAGCATCAAGCCGCGGGAATCCCGGATCTGGTTGAACAGTTTTGCTCGAGTGGCCAGACTGTCGCCCGACCCACCGGCCAACGTGCTGGCCATGTCCGTTCTAATACCGCTGATAGAGAACGAATGAAGTAGGTCGGACACTGAATCCCGCGTGCGTAGCCATGCCTCGACATACGGCTCCATCAACTGGCTCATGCTCATGCCGCCGAAGTTGTAAGCCGGTTTCAGCATGTCCGGTACCGGGCGACTGATAAATGTCATCAAGCGGCTGGCATGCGTCTGCTTGCCCAGAATGAACCACGCCGTCGGCTTGAAGAAATCAGGCGCCAGCGGGTCAGTTGAGTTGTAGGCAGCCGGCGTTGTCCACAGCGCTTCGACGTTCTTGAATCCGTTCAGCGAGCCCTTCTTGATGGTGGCTGGGTCGATGACCAGCGGCAACCGGCGCGACTCGTCGGTCACGCCCTTGATGTCCGCGTAAATCTGGGCACGTCCAAAGAATCCATCCTGCTCGGCGGCCAGCCGAAACAGATCCCGGACCTTATGGCGCTTCAGTTCAGCTTCGATGATCTCGATCTTGGCGGACAAGTCACCGTCACCGTGCGCTACGACCTTGGCCCACTTGCGCGTCATCTCGTTGGCCGTCGTTTCGGACGGGCTGCGATACTCGCTTTTTTGAGCGAGCCCGCTCAGGTGTGGATAGCCAGGGAAGCCTTGGCCTTCGTAATACTGGCTGACGTAGTCATAGACAGAGCTTGCGTCCATGGCCAACGTAACGCCAGAAGGCACCACGCCAGGCATCAACTTGGGAGGCTGCACCTTGTACCGAACCGGTTCGGGCTCAGTAGACGCAAAGCGTGCCAATGCCTCATAGCTGATCGCCAGCTTCTTAGCCGGTGTAGGCGCTGCGACAGTGCGGGATTTTGTGTGGCGTTTCATTAACTGAATCGGTTGAGCGCTTCGTCGCTGATGTTCATGGGCGCTTGGCCTGGTGCGAATGCCATCACAACGGCGTCCGCAAGGTTGGGGGATTTCACTTCGCGCTTGGCGAGGTCTTTCTTGCTCTCCACCTTGACGCGGCCGTTCTGGTCATAGTCGCGCTTGGGGGTGGACAGCTCATCAATAATCAGTTCAAGGTGCGGTGTGTCACTTGACAAACTGATCAGTTCGTCATCCTTGAATTGCTGGCCATTGCGCACCGCGTTGAACGTGTTGCGGAACCGGTCAGCCAGCAACCACCAGGCCTGCGCCTTGATGTTGCTGAACATGTCTTTGTTTTTGGTGCCATGCGAGTAGACCGCTTCAGGACGCCATATCGCGCCGCCCGCGTTGAACTTGGCGTAGCTGATGCGTTTCGTGTCTTTCAACGCGGCGTTGAGTTCTCCGAACTTGGCGCCAGCACTGGCACCAACACCGATGGAGTCGTATGTGACCGATGCGCCACGCTCACGTGCCGAGTGGTAAACCCGCGTGCACGACGTCAGCAACTCGTCTTCGCCGGCCTTCCACATATCAGCCCAGGACACCACGGAGCCATGCGCATAGATCGTGGCGCACTTGTCGTCGCCACTGTCCGCCACGTCAAAGCCCAGGCGCTTGCTGCCCGTCGGCCCCATGCTCAGCTTCTTGTGCGCGTCAATCGCAGCTAATATCCATGACCGCTTGATGATGACCGCTTCATCGTCGTCTTTCGGTTCACCACCGTAGATGTGATTGAACTCGTCCAGGTCTTCCGCTTTTGCTGCCTCAATGATCCGCAGCATCGTCTTCGACAAGAATGGGTTCTCGTCGAAGTTGATCTTGCGAACGATCGTGTTCGGCGGCGGATTTACCACGAACCTTTTGTAGGCAAAGTCAGTGGCCAACTTCGGGTTGAAGATCACCCAGACCTGCGAGCCAGCCTTTCGGATCGTGGGCTCCAGAATCTTCCACTGTTCTTCGGTGAGGTTGTGGGCCTCTTCTATCCACAAGATGTCAACTGCCTCAAGCGACTTGATTTCGTCAATCGAGCGCCACAGCCCATAGAACATGAACTCGCTGCCGGCCGTGCTGTAAATCTTGTCGCGCTGAATGTCGAAGCGCTCGGACAGACCGAAGCGCTCGATCTGGATCTTCAGCAGGGCATAGACAGATTCAGAGATACGGTTCTGGAACTGGCGCACGCACAGCACGCGCAGCTTGGAGTTGTCGGCGAAGTAGGTGGCCATCCCTGCGGCGTCCCAACTCTTACTTGATGCGCGGCCTCCGATCAGCACCCGATTGCGAGCTTTCGCTTTCCAGAACTCCCGCAACGCGGGGTTCAGCGTCGGCTTAGTCAGACTCTCCATAGAAGTGGCTCAACCCAGACGGGCCTTTCGGTGGGTTTTGCAGTTTATTCACCGCATCCTTGTTGGCTGCGATCAGGTTCAGACCGATGGAACTGGCGTCGTTGGCCATCCTGGTCAAGGCATTGATTCCCTTGAGCGCGTTCAGACTCTCTTCGCTCACCGGCGCGGCGTCGTCAATCTCTTGCACCTTGGCGTGGGCAATGCCAGAAAGCCGGTGGGCCGTCGCGGCTCCATAGTCTGCGGCACCCATCAGGTGCCCAGAGATTGACCGCATGCGCGATGCCATGTCATGGGCGGCGATCTGTTCAGAAACGTTCAATAACTCCAACGCCTTACCCGTCGCAACTATTTGATTTGCAACGGATTTGACCGTCTCAATGCGTTTAGAAAAGCGTAAAGAAACTGCCGCTTTACTGATTCCGAAAGACCGTGCCAGCGATGCGGCGGACTCGCCATTCAGTAACCGCTTGCCGATGGACTCCCACTGCTTGTCCGTGAGCTTTGAAGGTCGTGCCACGCTATTTCCTGTTGTTTGCTGTGCGGCGGTGCCGGTGGCGTGTCTAGGAGTTGACAGCATCCACCGGCCCGTACCGCTGGCGAGGTCTTTCCCGGCCTCAGCCTGGGCCGCCGGTGCCTTCACGCTATTGACCTGAGCGGTCAGCGTGTCAGTCGCTTGGCGGATTTGAAATAAATCGCCACCCGCAAAGATCAAGCACCCGGGTGGCTCATGGCCTGTTTGGGTGTGTGCTGACTTTGGGGCGGCAGAAACGAAAAAGCCCGCTGGTGTGGCGGGCTATCTACTGAGCGCACCCGGCCTGCCGAAAGGCAACCAGGGCGCACGACTCGGTGTCGCGGGGAATAGCCGCGATTATGCACTATTCTTTTGGATGTGCAAACGCCAATTATTCGCAAACATCCTCAAACCAGCCAAATGACTGCCGTCCCATGTTGTTTTTGTGAGACGCAACATGCGCCGGATGGCCACACTCGGCAGGCGCTGAGGTATGTACTCGGCCTGCAACACGCGCCGGTACTGTAGCGGCACGAGGTTGAGGGTGCGCTGCACGTCCATGGCGTCAAAATCAGCAATCAGCACCTCCTTTGGCTCATCCTCCAGTTTCGGCGGTTTGTATTTGTGTTCGACGCTTGCGCAGTGCTGCTTTTTGAAACGGTCCATGGCCCAGCGGCCATATTTGACCAGGAGACGGTCAGCTTCTTGGAGGTCTGATGGGATGCGCATGAGTCTCCTTGTTTTACGCGTCGAATTTACGGATGTCTGGAATGGGAACATTGGCAGGCCAGAGCCCGCGCGCCAGCAGAATGCGAACCGTCTTGACGTGAGCCTTCCACCACATGGCCATGCGCTCGGCTTTTGTCAGTTTTGAACCTTGATCAAGGATCGGGACGTGGCAGCGGTCGCACAGCGCGGCCACGCGGTTGTCGTCGGCTTTTATGTGACCACCCTTGCCGTGGACGCTCCAATTGCTGTGAGCGGCGCATGTGTGGCCTCGCTCGTCACGGCCGCAGTGCTGGCACGGTATCAAGCGGCAGGCGTCGGTCAGCGCCTTGCTGCGCACGTAGGTGCGCTTTGGGAACATCATTCCCCGAAACCCTCAAGAATCCCTTCAATCATTTCGGTGCGTGCGGCCGGCACCAGATGCTTCCACAGCGCCCGGCCGGCGTGCTCGGTGCGCAGAAACTTGATCATGTCATCGTGCACCTGGCGCATTTCGTTGTCTTCCAATTTGTCGAAAGCGATTGACTTTGGAACCGGGAAAACACCACCCTTGGCACCGGCCACCCAATCACAGAATCCTGATCCAACCTTGATCCAGTTGCGAAATTGGTCAAAGTTGTCGAACTTCTCCTGCGTCTCAAAAACCGCCATCTCGATGGCCATGTGCCGACGATGAAACGGGCCGCTGCGATCCTTGTGGGTGATGATCGACACCATCTCGCCCGGCTCCAGCGCCATGAGCCCGCTCACAAACCGTCGCCATGATTTGCGGCCCTTCTCGCCCAAGCCGTCCACCAGTCCGAACAGAACTCGGCGCGCGGCGTCCTTGTCGGCCTCGGGTATCTCGGTCGGGTTTTGTCGGACAAGCGTGATTTCACTCATGCTGCCAGCCTTTCCTGTTGCGCGCGCTCGGCGCGCCGGTAGGCTTCCCACATCCGAAGATTGGCCAATCTGGCGATGTCCATTACTTCGTCTGGTTTTAGGCGGTAGGCATCCTTGGCGGGCGTCGCACGGCGGCGGCATTCCACCACAATAGCAGCGCCGCCCTTCTGTACGGACAGCAGCAGCACGCCACTGGCTTTACTCGGCAGGAAGTCCAGCATCTCTGGCTTCCAAATCTCGACTGGCAGCGCGTAGTAATGCTTCCAAACCCGGCGTGGGTGCGTGTTGGCCTCAGCTCCAGCAGCAGCGCGGCTGCCCCAACTCCAACCGGGCCTGTGCCACCATTTGTCTTTTTTGGCGTCGGCCTTTAGGTCGGAGCGGCTGATCTTGACCTCGACATCAATGATGCGCAGGTCAGTGGTCACAGCGAGCACGTCGCACTCATGGCCAGTCCAATTACAGTTATCGACCAGCACCACACACTTGCGGGCCAGTGTTTGCAGCGCGATGGCGCGGGCGATGGTGCGTTCGTTCCAGATCATGCGACAACCCCAGTCGTCACCCGTACCTTGACCATCCCGCCGATCTGATCCATCACCATCGGGTGAGTGATAAATCGCTTGTCGTTGACGCCCAATGCCAGCGCCAGGCCGTCGCGGCCGGCCTTGAAACTGGCAATCATGTTGTCGTCATCTCGGTGCCGTTTGTCGGGCGGATAGAAATCAAGCCACAGGTGCAGTCGATCTGCGCTTTCGGGTGCGACCATGCCGGAGGCTTTCGCAAGTGCCCAGCATTCGGTTTTGTAGGCCTTGGTTATCGGTGCCTTTTTACGCCAGTGTGTCCGTGCGTTCGGGCTCAGCGATTTTGGCGGCCACGGTAATGTCAACTCGATCATTGCTGGCCTTTCAGGTCTGCGTAAGTCGGCAACTCAAGCCACGGCAGCGTGGCGCAATACCACTTAATGGCTTTTTCAGCGTAGGACGGCTCTGATTTATTCATCATTTTGATGTGGGCTATGACGATTTCTCGGGTTAGCACAGCCGGTACCTGCGCGGCGATTTCTCGCTCTCGTACCAAAACTTTATTTGCCCGTTTCGCAGCATCCATTCGATGGTTTTGTGTGCTTGTCTCGCTGTCCATCCGGTGATAGCGTGGAACTCTCGCGCGGTCAGTGGTCCGTGTTCCAAAAGGCGTTTAGCGATGTAGGTGCGGGTCATGCTCTCGCTCCTGACGGTTCACGCCTTGGCTTTTGCATTTCAATCGGCATAGGTTTGCAAATCTTCGCGTCGGCGTAGCACTTCGCAAGCGCGGGATCAATTCCGGGTTTTCTGGGTACGGTGACGGCGGGGCTGGGCGGCGTAAAGGCGGTTTTTTTGTCCTCAAGCCACTTGGCCTCAAACCCCTGCCAGCCGCGTGTGCAGCACATCGCCAGAGCGTCTGCCAGAGTCATGCCAGCCTTAGCCGCCTCTCGACGGATTCCCTCCAATGCCGTGTCGGTCATTGGCGCCCGTTTGGCTTTTCTGATTTTCAGGAAATCAGCCCAAACCGAATCGGACACGCCGGAAGGCGGTGGCGCGGATGCGCTTGTATTCTTTTTATTGGGTATGGTGTCTGGTGTCTGGAGACTGGGAGCATTGCCTTCGCTATGCGTTCGCATTGCGTTTGTTGATGCGTTCGCATTGCGATCAGACTGCGAACGATGTGCGTTCCATCTTGCATCCGCACTGCGTTTTGCTTTATCTTGCTTGTCCTGGAATCTCGCAATTTCTTCATCGCAGCGCTTTTGGCAATAGCAGTTGTCCTGAAGCGTGAAGAACTCGACCAGGACGCTATCAACCGCTCGGCGTTGGGCAGGTGTCACAGCCCTGGCCAACCGGTGCGCCTTATCCTTGGGGATTGGCTTTTCAGTGTGATAGTAGGCCCGAATTAGCCGCGTGTAAGCCATGTCTTCGTCCCATGTAAGATGGGCTGTTGCAGCGGCGTAGTCGCCGATGTGATCTTCGAAATAGTTCACGCCATCATCTCCATCTGTTCATCGGCCAACTTCACGGCTTCGACTTGCCGACCGGTCAGTGGGCACTTGATGTGGCCGCAGACGATGATCTGGCCATCGTCAACAAGCTCATTCACTCGACCGGCCACGGCCGATGTTTCCAAGCCCGTCAAGTTGGCCAGTTGGCGCCGTGAGTAAATCTGGCCGCGCTTCATGCGCGAGACGATGGCTGCGTGTTGGCCGTGGAATCCTGACGACTTGAGCGCGTCATAGCTTCTGATTGAGCTTGTGGTGACTGCGGTCTTCATGCTGTCTCCAGTTCTTCGGCCTCTTCCATCGCAAAAAGGCTGGGCATGCTGACTTCACGCTCTGCCGACTTGAGGTAGTGCACCTGGTCCATGAAATAGGCTGCGCTGAGTTCTGAGCCGCCACCGGTGCGCCCCTTGAGGATGGCTCGATAGGGCACGGTTCCGAGACCGCAAAACGGGTCATAAATGCGCTCGCCCTTCGTGCTGTAGCGCTCGATCAGGCGGTCAACGATGTCGAACTGGAGCGGGCAGACGTGCTTCTCGACGGCGCGATTGGTCTGGTCGCCGTTGAGTGTGCGCATGCGATTGATGTCGTGCCACACGTCGGGGCAATGGCTGCCAGGTGCCAAGCTCATGAAGGTGGACGGCAGCGCCTGACGCTCCAGTAGTTCCTCGCCGATCTTGACGTGGAACTCGTAGTCATAGACGTTTTGCAAACTGTAGTCCGTAAACATCTTGGCCAGCTTGCCGGGCCCGTAGCTGGCCATTTCTTCGGCAGACAGCAGGCGGTTGCCGCTGGAGCGCCAGAATGCGTGTGCATCGACCTGCCAGCGCGCCAGGCTGGATTCAGCCTTTGACTTCACGACCGGTTGATCGGCGTAGCCGCGCCCGCGGTCGGTCTGGGGCTTGTGAAACAGCAGCACGTACTCAGGTGAGCCCACGCCCATCTTGGTGCCGTCCTTGCACATTTCGGTGTAGCCCAGCCGGTAGGTCTGATTGTTCTCGTGCACGACGTCGGTGACCACGGTGATCATCCCCAAGTAGTCAAATCCATGCTTCAGTCCGTGGAACAGCGCCTCGGCGTGGAATGGACTGACCGTTGGCACGCCGGCGCCGGTGACATTGCCAAAGTTGATCCGGTCCTTGACGTGGCAGCAGTAGATGCGGCCAGGCTTGAGAATGCGCAGCAGCTCGGGCGTCAGGTAGTCCATCTGCGCCCAAAAGTGCGCGTTGTCCTGGGTGTGGCCGAAGTCGTTATAACTCGGCGTGTATTCGTAATGGTTGGCGAACGGGATGCTGGTGATGATCTGGTCGACCGAGTTCTCCGGCTGCAGACGGGCTTCTTCCACACAGTCGTTATTTGCGACACTGAAAAGGTCGCCCTCAACAGCAATTCGCTTGACGCCGATGGAGCGCGCCAGCACCTCTTGCATGGCCAGTTGGTTCAAACCGAATTTGCGAATGATGTCGGTCATCTTCTTCCCCATTTCGTTGTGTTGATCCCACTTAGCCAGCAGCGTGCGCAGTACCTCACGCTCGGACTCGGTGTGAACGATGTCGATGCGAACCGGCTTGGTCTGGCCAAAGCGGTGGACGCGGTGGATGGACTGGATAAAGTCGTTGAACTTGAAACCGATGCCCGCGAAAATCTCGCGGTGGCAATGGCGCTGCAGGTTGCAGCCGCTGCCGGCGATAACCGGTTTGGTGGACACGATGCGATCATGGCCATCGCTGAACCGAACGATCCGGTTCTCGCGTTCTTCCAGATCTTGGCTACCCCAAACGCTGACCGCCTCGGGGATGGCGGCTTGAATGGCATGGCGCTCGTCTTCAAGGTCATGCCAGACAATGAAGTGGTCAGCCGGATCCTGCTCGATCAGGTCAGCCACCACGGCAATGCGCGCGTCCATGCTGCCGCGCTTCTCACTGGCAGCCGCCGACAGGCCCATGGCCACATCAGGGATCAACAGCCCCTGGCCGTTCTTCTCGGTACCGGACGCCGCATAGTCGCTGGGGACTTCGTGGTAGCGGACATCGAGGTCTGGCAGGATGTAGCCTTCATCACTGTGGCCAAGGTCGCTCGGGCGCTGAATGAAAACGGCCCAGCTTGCCACCCACAACCAAAATTCTTCTTCTTTGTGTGGGTACAGCGTCAGGTTTCCAGCCTTCTCGCTGTCTCGCTGAAAAAAGCGTGTCAAGGCCTGCCCGGTATCCATGACGCCCAGGTAGCCGGCGTAGTGGATCAGTTCCTTGAACCGGTTCGGGCTTGGTGTGGCGGTGGCGACAAACTTGAATTCGACCGGCGCGAAGGCTGGCAGGAACTCCTGATAAGTCTTGCTGCCGTAGCTGCGCAATACGCTCGCCTCGTCCAGGCTGGTCGCACGGAACTTGCTGACATCAATCTTGCCTTCGCGCACCGATTCATAGTTGGTCATGTAGATCGTGTCGGGATCGTCAATCTCGGCGGCGGCGCGAATGAAGCGCAGGTCCACGGCGCAGTCGCCCTGAAAACGCAGCTCGACCTCGCGTTTGAATTCCTGCCGGATGCCCAACGGCATCACCAACAGACGCAGGCCCGGCCGGTGGATTCCGATCTGGCGCATGATCTCCAACTGGGTGGCAGTTTTATGGAGCCCGAAACTGGCAAATATGGCGCGGTTGCCACCCTGCACGGCCCAGCGCACGATGTCGCGGGTATGGGGCTTCAACCCGGTGTTGATCTGCTCCAGTGGAACATCAAAACCCTTGAAGCTCGCCATGCGAATCTTTTGGCGCAAGAAGGTGGCGTAGTCAGTCATGCGCGCGTCCATTTGCCACCACCACGGATCGCATTGTTTTTATCGAGCGCCGCGCGATGTTGCTTTGTCGTTGCAATGTCGCTTGTTGGGTTCACCCGGGTCGCCGCCGCCTTGAGTGATGCTCGCCGGGCGGCCGGGATGTAGTGCGCTTTGGCGTACTCCCGTTGGTAAATTTTGTCGCGCTCTTTTTTTGTCAGCGGTGCCGTTGGTTCGACTACCACTGCTGGCGCTTGTTGTTGCAATGCAAAATCGGTATCGGTGCTGCGGGGTGTCCCGCATGGCCAAAAGTCTCCTACGCTCACGGCATAGGCCAGTAGGTCGTCGTATAGGCTCATGCGACTGCCCGCCCATTAATGGCGTCGGTCAGTACCCGGACCTTGACGCGCTCCGCCGCAAGGGCTTGCTCTGACAGTTCTAGACGGCGCTCAGCCTCGCTCTTGATCTGCACCAGCGTGCAGCCCAGTTTGTAGGCCATCCACTCGGGGTAGATTCGGTTTCCAACCAGTTCACAGAAAACAGGAACAAGATCAGCTTGCAGGGTGGCCTCACCCTTTTTGATGCGCGAGAAATAGCCAGCATCAATGCCGAGACCACCGTAAATTTCTTTGTCTTCGAGACCAGAAGACTGGCAAGCCAGCGCAAAAGCTGACGCTGCCGTCTTTTGCCGACGGATCATTTCCATTGGTACTTCGTTGGGTTCGGCACGACGTAAAAGGATCAGTTCGCCCTGTCCGTCATGCCAATGCAAATCTTTTGACGTCACTTGACTACCTCTTTAATTCAAAAAAAAGCAGACTCGCTGCATGAACAAAATCACCTGGATTCACGTCGCCGACGCTCTGCCCGCCTGGATGCTGAGCGGGCGTCCGATTTGCCTGGACAATGGAAGCTCCAACACAACCATTCAGGAAAGGGACGCCCATGAAACCGTTTTTGGCGTTGATGTTTTGCAAGCAGGAGGATTTGCGCGGATATGCACCGGAAGTTCGGGATGCAATCAAATCTGTGGCAGGCGAACGCATGAAATATGGGGAAGGCGGCGCCGGAATGACAGCAATTGCGTTCATGTCGGATCGCCCTGTTTCAGACGTGTACAAAGGGTTTCATCACCTATGGCGACCGGAGCAGCGGACATGGGTTGTCCCGCTGGACGAGCACTGCCTGATAGACAAAGCTCTAATGACTTGGGTTCGAGCAAATCCGTAGGGATTGGGGTTGCAGGGTCAAGCGGCCCAAAGACTGACTCTAAAAATCTAGCTTCATGGTTCGGCAATAGGTCAACGCGCATCTCAAACCCCCTGCCCGGCTGTGGCGCTGGCTGGTGCCAAATGCGCGAGGTCTGGCGATCCTTCGGTGCCGATCAACTCGGGCCAGATCAGGTTCCAATCGTCGGGGCGAAGCTCTTTCAAGTCGGCATCAGGATCAATTTCATGCCATTTGCGCGCAAGGGCTGGGCTTGCTACCCGCAACCCTTTTGCGACCTGATAGAGGTATTGCTCGTCTATTTCGAGCTTTTGAGCGACTTCACGCCGTCGATCAGGGCTATAAATTGGGAGTGCCATGTTGATAATTCTAGCCATACGCTAGCTGTTGTCAAGCCATTGGCTAGATATATTTTCAAGCAGTCTGCTTGAATGGCGTTATGGCAGCCGAAGAAAACAGAATTGAAAATTTGCGCGCTCTAGTGGACGCAGAGGCAAAAAGTGCCGGCGGGAAACTTCGGTTGGGCTATAGGGCGGTTGCCTCATGCTCCGGTTTAGATGAGGAATACATCTACCAACTCTATAAGGGAATCAAGAAAAATATGGGGCCTGATGCAGCTCGAGCTATAGCTCGGGCTTACGCTAATAAACGCCCTCTTAGCTGGTTTGACATGACCATCATTGATGAGGCGCACTTATCCAGAGCCGATACCACCAGTTCCACCATTAACACGCTCGTTCCTTCGATCACCCTGGGAATGACTGCAACGCCATCGACTAACCAGTCAACCACCTTGGCAGACACGCTGGCTCGGCTGGGAGCATTGATAAAACTTGCCGGTCCCGACAAACGCGACAACTTGGTAAATCTTTTTGCTCTGCTCGTGCGTAGCCCAGACAACCCTCTTTACGCTAAAGCCATCGAGGCAGAGTTGACGCCCAGTGCACAGTTTGAAACCAACCACCATGCAGGGCTTCCGCCGACTAGCAAAGTATCTGTGGCTAAGTTATGAGCCTATTTGAACTGCGTGTCTCCAAGCTGGTGCCACCCATTGGCCGGGGTAAGACGCTGCAAACCAACGCGATTGCCGAGGACGGCTTTGACTACGCAGTTAAGGCCCAAACCGAACACGCCATGCTGCCTGCCAGCGAGTGGTTCTGCTACCAACTAGCCCAATCGGTAGGACTTGGGTGCCCCGCGTGTGCTGTACTTGTCATGCCTGATGGGTCCCGTGCCTTTGGCAGCCGCATCGAGGTGGGCCTTTCCAATATGCAGGACGACGTGAAGGCCGGCACTCCGCCCGACCAATACTTGGCTGACTGCGCTGACCGCCTCAGCATTGCCTATGCGCTAGACCTCTTTATTGCCAATGCTGACCGGCACTTTGGTAACTTTCTGTTTAGATGTAACAGCCTGAACCAACGCACCATCATGCCCATTGACTATTCGCACGCCTGGTGGGTTGCGGGCTGGCCACCGGCGGATCTGACCGCCGCCCACAGCGCCACCACCAACCACCTGAAAATAGTGCGAGCCCTGGGCCTGTGGCGCGCTCCTCAAGCCCTGATGGCGTTGGGTACCCTATCGCAAATATCGCCCTCCACTCTTGGGGTGTGGCTTGATGCCATGCCAGAAGTGTGGCTTGCGGATGATCAAAAAAGCAGACTTTTGACCTGGTGGGGAAATGACCACTTTCACGCCCATGTGTCAAAATGCGTGCAATACTGCCAGCCATGAACACCGATACCTTTGCCCCCTTTGTTGTTTTGCGTGCGCAAAATACGGCGCGCGGCGAAAGCCTGAACGCTGGGATTGTGCTGTTTACTCCCAATGTAGCCGTGGTCGCGCTGACGCAAGACGCCTCCCGCCTCAAGGCCCTGCACCCAGACTTCGGTGCCGTGCACTTGGGTCAGTGGGCTGACAAGGTGCAAACTGCCCTTGCAGGCTATGCGTCCAAGCTGACAGTGCAACAGCAAATATCCCTGTTACCCCTGTTGGTGCATCCCTTTATTGCCGACAGCGAGCCGGGTAGCACCGAACTCAATGAGGAAGACCCTCAAGCCACGCTGGCGGGTCTGATGGAATGGCAAGTCAACCGTCAGTCTGTCAACGTCCGCGCAACGCGCAATCCAAGCAAGAAGCCCACCCGTCTGGGGCTTGAACTGCGCCAATGGCTCAAACATTCCAAGGCGTTCAGCACCAAGATTGAAGACCTGGGCAAACACCGCGTGATCGCCAACTATCCCATTGATCCGTCTGCCGATCTGTATGCCGATCTTGCACTGATGAACGGACAGCTTCATTTAATTGAAGTAATGGACCTGCGCGGCATGGACAAACTCAGTGCCACCACACGCGGGGAAGCTGCCGTCAAAGGTATCACCTTGGACGAGGCCAAGGCGCAAGGACATACGGTAGCCGTGTTGGCCGCCAGTGACTACGGCGTGGCAAAACCTGCCATCAGGATGATGAGCCGCTATGCGCACGATGTGTATGACTTGGGCGCAACAGGGGAGCGTGAGCGCTTTGCCGGGTTCATTGGACACGGCTTGCATCGGGAAGACCTGCTTACTCCCACTCTACTGGATTAA